CAGAAATGGTAATAACGTTAAATCGTATACTTTGAGAGGACTGTTTCCTACAGAGATCGGTGGTATTGATTTAAGTATGGGCGAAGCAACAGAAATAGAAACTTTTGGTGTGACGTTTGAATATCAATACTTTGAAACAAATACTACAACGTAATATAAAATTAGGAGGCGGCCTAAAAACCGCCTTCTTAAAACTATTATAAGTAGTAGTAGAACAAACAGGAGATAATATTATGGCAGAGTTTTTTGGATTTAAGATTACACGAGATAAACCTAAATCCGATCCAAAACAAAACTTTAGTACACCACAAGCAGAGGACGGTACACAAGTAGTCGCTGCTGGAGGGTATTTTGCGTCTCACCTTGACATGGAAGGAAACGCAAAGACTGAAGCTGATCTAATAAGAAGATACAGAGAAATTTCAATACATCCAGAATGTGATATGGCGATTGAGGATATTGTTAATGAGGCAATAGTTTCAAACGAAAATAAACAGGCTGTTAGATTAATGACAGATAGTGTTCCTTACGGTAGGGATATTAAGAGAAGACTTGAAGAAGAATTTACAGAGATATTAAGATTACTACAATTCAACAGTAGAGGCCACGAGTTGTTTAGACGTTGGTATGTTGATGGTAGAATATACTTTCAAAAGATAATTGATACAGAATCAGGTAAGAAAGGTATTACAGAATTAAAATATCTTGATCCTCGGAAAATCAAAAAAATCAGAGAAGTAAGAAAGAGAAGACCTGAAGGTGTGTCTCCATCGGCTACGAATTTAGTAGACGAAACTATGGAATACTTTTTATATAATGAAAGAGGTATAGGTGGTGCTAATTTACAAGGTATTAAAATTGCCGTAGATACTATCGCATTTTGTCCATCAGGATTAATAGATCAAAACAAAAATATAATTTTATCGTTTTTACATAAAGCAATAAAACCAGTTAATCAATTAAGAATGATTGAAGACGCTGCTGTTATTTACAGAATAGCAAGAGCGCCTGAAAGACGTATATTCAAAATTGATGTTGGTAATTTGCCTAAAATGAAAGCTGAACAATATTTAAGAGACGTTATGGCAAGATACAGAAACAAACTTGTATATGACGCAGCTACTGGTGAAATCAGAGACGATAGAAATTATATGTCAATGTTAGAAGACTTTTGGTTACCAAGCAGAGAGGGTGGTAGAGGTACAGATATTACTACTTTACCAGGTGGTCAGAATTTAGGTGAGATTACAGACATAGAATACTTTAGAGCAAAACTTTATAGATCATTGAATGTACCTTCAAGTAGATTAGAAGCTTCAACAGGTTTTAATTTAGGAAGATCAACAGAAATAACAAGAGACGAATTAAAATTTACTAAATTTGTTCAGAAATTAAGAAAGAAATTTGTTGAACTGTTTAATGATATTTTAAAAACACAATTAATATTAAAAGGAATCATTGCTGAAGAAGAATGGCCAATGATTAGAGATAATATTTTTTATGATTTTTTACAAGACGGTCACTTTGCAGAATTAAAGCAGGCTGAAATGTTAAAAGATAGAATACAACTGGCTAACGATGTAAGAGATTATGTTGGTAAGTATTTTTCAGTTGAGTATGTTAGAAAAAATATACTAAAACAATCTGATCAAGATATAGAGAAGATTGATAGTCAAATCAAAAAAGAAATTGACGATGGAATTATATCATCACCACAAAATCAGGTTGTTGATAGTGAGGATTCGTTCAATTAATAAATTAATGGAGAACAATTATGAGTAGTGAAGTAAAAAACTTTATAGATAAATTAAGTGCCGGTAAAAACGCAGAAGCCGGTGACGCTTTTAAAGACGCATTAAGAACAAAAGTAGGTGACGCATTAGACCAGAAAAGACAAGATATTGCTGGCAATATGTTTAACGCAAGTGCTTTTAGCGACAAAAAACCTGAAGTAGCAACTCCAGGACAATTCAATCAAGACGGAACAATTACAAATGTTGATGGTACAGCAGGTCAAACAGGAGCAGAAATGTTAGCAGCTACGGCTCCTGAAGTAACAGAACCATCTGTTGATACACCAGAGGTATAATTAAATGTTAAGAATAAGTGACATTGTAGAAGAACAAAAACTATTTAACAGTAACGCATTTAAACAATTAACTCCTGTTTTACAAGACGCTGTTAAACAAGTATATAAAACTGTAGAAGAAGACGAAGATATTACAGCAGAAAATTTACCAATTAAATTTGAAGAAGCTTTAGACAATGTTGTTACTATTAACAATATAGAAAAAGAACAATTAGAGGGTTATTTTGATGATGAAATAACTGAACAATTAGAGAAATTAGGAGAAGAATAATGGCAGATACAGTTACAACTCAAACCATATCAGATACATCTGGTATAAAGTATGTAGTTAAATTGACTAACATATCAGATGGTACTGGAGAAACTTTAGTAAAAAAAATAGACGCTTCAGCGTTAACTTTTATGACCGAAGATGGTAATAGAAAGTTAAGTAAGATATGGTATTCAGTAAATACTAACAATAATAAATCAGCAGTTGAGTTGTTATGGGACGGTACTGTAAATTCTACAATTGCTTTTTTATCTGGAAATGGTCATTGGGATTTAAGAACTTCTGGAAATGGGATTGGTAACAATTCTACAACGCCTACAGGTGACGTGTTGTTATCCACTAAAAATTTTGCAGCTGGAGATAATTATACGATTTTACTAGAGTTTAGATAAAAATTATTATAAATATTAAGGAAGTTTTAAAAATAGAGGGAATTTATGAAATTAATATCCGAAGAAGTACAAAACGCCGAATATATCGTTGAAGAAAACAACGGTAAAAAGAGTTACAAAATTAGAGGAATCTTCTTACAATCTGAAATCAAAAATAGAAATGGACGAGTATATGAAAAAGAGATTTTAGAGAAAGAAGTAAGAAGATATAACGCAGAATTTATTAATAAAAAAAGAGCATTTGGTGAACTTGGACATCCAGACAGTCCAACAGTAAATTTAGAAAGAGTGTCACATATGATTACTAAACTCTATCCAGATGGTTCTAATTTTATCGGTGAAGCAAAAATAATGAATACACCATATGGTAAGATTGTAAAAGGTCTTATTGATGAGGGTGCTCAATTAGGAGTATCGTCTAGAGGTATGGGTTCATTACAAACAAGAGGCGGTGTAAATTATGTAGGTAGAGATTTTTATTTAGCTACTGCTGCTGATATTGTTGCAGATCCATCAGCTCCGGACGCTTTCGTTGAAGGCATAATGGAGAGTAAAGAGTGGGTATGGAACAATGGCGTTCTCGTTGAAAGGGACTTAAATGCCTGGAAAGCGAGTATTGAAAGAGCGAAAAGCGTTGCATTGGCGGAAGCTAAAGCAAAAGTCTTTAAGGACTTTCTTAAAAAACTCTAGTTTTATAAATATAACACGAGAATTTATAACTAGTTAAAGAAAATAAATTAATATTAAGGAGATATCTCAATGTCAGAAAACTTAAAGAACATTGAAGCAACAACAGATCAAAATACGGCAGTAGCTGAAAATGCTAATCCGAATGCTGATCTACCGAAAAAGAACGCTGTAGCGTCTGAACCAACTCATCTGAAAAACGATGCTGAGGATTTAGGTGCAGCTGTAGTTAAACCTACAGACAGTAACTCGGATGCTTCAAAAACAGTTAAACAAGTTTCTGGACAACCTGCTCAAAAAAGTCAAGGTGCTGCTGACGCAATGCCAACACTTAAAAAAGAAGGTGCTAAAGAAACTACGGACGCTGACGATAAAGAAACAGTTAAAGAAGGCGAAATGCCAGCTGGTTTGAAAAAATACCTTGACAAAAAAGACGACAAGGAAGCTGATACTAAAAAAGAAGAAGTTGAAGCGAAAAAAGAAGACGAGAAGGACGAAGAAGATAAAGCAAAAGACATAGACGTAAAAGAACATGTTGAAGCTTTAATCGCTGGACAATCTGATTTATCGGAAGAGTTCAAAACAAAAGCTGCAACAATTTTTGAAACTGCAATTAAATCTAAAGTAAAAGAAATTTCAGAAGAAATTGAAGCAGATTTTAACAAAAGATTCGAAGAAGAAACCTCTACAGCAAAAGCTGAGTTAGTTGAAAAAGTTGATTCTTACCTATCATACGTGGTAGAAGAATGGATGAAAGAAAACGAACTTGCTTTAGAAAGAGGAATCAAAGGCGAAATCGCTGAGGACTTTATCGGTGGTCTAAAAAAATTATTTGAAGATCATTACATAAATGTTCCAGATGAAAAATATAATGTACTTGAAGATCAAGCTTCAAAAATTGAAACGTTAGAAAATAAACTTAACGAATCAATTGCGAAGAATGTTGAACTAAGCAAATTAGGTAACAAGTTTAAACAAGCTGAAATTTTAGATGAAGCTTCAAAAGACTTAACTGAAACTGCAAAAGAAAAGTTTAACAAACTTGTTGAAGAAGTGGATTATTCAACAGAAAATGATTTTAGACAAAAAGTAGGTATCATAAAAGAATCTTATTTTAAGACTAAAACTGTTACTGGCGACGGTATAGATGAAGTAGCGGCTGGCGAAGGAAACTCTAACGAGGATCTTAGCAAGGCGATGGCTGCTTATAGTGCCGCTATAAGTCAAACAAAAGACATTAAATTGTCTAACAAATAAAAATAATAGGGAGATAAAAAACATGTATTTATCAGAACAATACGAAAAAAAATGGCAGCCCGTTCTAGAACACCCTGATTTACCAAAAATCAGTGACTCTTACAAACGAGCCGTTACTGCTACAATCTTGGAAAACCAAGAACGTGCAATGAGAGAGGACAGCGCATTTTTAAGTGAAGCTGCTCCTACGAATAACACTGGTGGAACTTCAAATTGGGATCCAATTTTAATTTCATTAGTAAGAAGAGCTATGCCTAACCTTATCGCTTACGATATCGCTGGCGTACAACCGATGACTGGTCCAACTGGACTTATTTTCGCAATGAGATCAAGATATACTTCAGCATCTGGAGCAGAAGCTCTATTTGACGAAGCTGATACTGATTACTCATCTAGAAATGCTGCTGGTGATTCAGCTTCAGGCGATGGAGTAACTGAGCACAGAGGATCTAATCCATCTGTACTTAATGACTCACCTGCTGGCGAATACACTAGAGGTCAAGGTATGACAACTGGTGCTGCTGAAGCACTTGGTGACGCTTCTGGAAATCAGTTTGCTGAAATGGCTTTCTCAATTGAGAAAACTACAGTGACTGCAAGAAGCAGAGCTCTTAAAGCAGAATACACTATGGAACTTGCTCAAGACTTAAAAGCAATCCACGGTTTAGACGCTGAAACAGAATTGGCAAACATCCTATCTGCTGAAATCCTTGCGGAAATCAATAGAG